GGCTCGCTGATCGAAGCGGATCCGCTCCAGGGTTTCGGCCACGTTGATGTCCAGGTAAGAGTCACTGGCCACACCGCTGTCCGTCTCCTGGAAGGTGGTGATCTGGCGCTCAATGCTGACGGTGCCGTCGTTGGCCACCTTGAATGTGGCGATGCCGTCGTAAAGCAGCAGGTTGCGCTCTGTGTCGGTAAACCGGTCCGCTTCCTTCGGGCCCAGGATCAGAGGCAACTGCAGGGTCTGCAGCGGGCGGGCCGGGTCAGTGGCCAGCGCCTGGCCTGCAACGGCCGCATTCACGGCGCACCACAACCAGGTGGGGCTGATCGCCTTGCCGGTGCCCATCACGGACAGGTGTGGGCTGTTGTGGTTGCCACCAAACGTGCCGGTCTCGCCGTGGGTGCCACGGAATGCGGCAAAGGCGCGGCCGCCGATCTGGCGCATTGGGCCGAAGCGATCGTCCAGTTCGTCCTTGAGCGCGGTCAGGTTCGCGGTGTCGGTGTATGGGCAAGCAATCCAGTTGTACTGCTCGGGGCCCAGGGCGGCGATCGCGTCGACCAGGTCCGGGTTGCTGGCGCCACCGGTCATTTCTGTGATGGTTGGCGTGACACCGGCAATGCGGTCCTCGCCCAAGGCGGCAAAGCGGATATCGATATCGTCACCCGTTTCACCGGCCCAGCGACATTCCAGGTCCACTTCGGAGGCCACTGTGGCGTTGACGGTGGCGGTTACTGGCAGGCGTGTGTCGGCGTTGATCGCGTCCACCAGGGCCTGGGCTATGGCGTCGCCATCGTCAGCCACGGCCACGCCGATACGAACGCTATACCCGGCAAGGTAAAGCACCATGGCGCCGGCGGCGCTGGCACTGCCCGCCAGGGCAATTTTGCCGGTGGACTTCACACCGCCTGAACCAGATTCCACATCGTCCAGCGGAAGCGCCCAAGTTTCCAGGTAAGGCTGTGCGTTGAGGGAGTGGCGCAGCATCTCGGCCAGCATGGAGCCCCGGCCGTAGTAGCGCTCTGCCTGCTCGGCGTTGGTGATTCGCTCCAGCTCCAGGGCTTCGCGCTCACCGGTGGCCAGGCGTTGGCCCATCACCAGGAGGCGACCCTGGAAAGCGGAGTTGCCCGCCAGGCGGTCATCGAATTCGATGTATACACCAGGCACCCGCAAGGCGGCTGGGATTTGGTTGAAGATACCGGCACTGATGGACATACCTTATGCCTCCTTGGTGTCAGTGGATTTGGCTTTCGCCTTCGGCTTGCGCGGCGGCTGGGCCGCGACCACGTCCTGGTCCCGCAGCCGGCGGCGCCAAAAGGAATTCAGCGGCACCTGGCCACCGTCTTCTGGCAGTGGTTTGCCATTCTCCTGGCGGATGCGCAGGCCTTCACGGGGTTTCACGTAGATGCTTTCTTTGCTCACAGTTCTACTCCTGGGGCAGTTCAACCCGGTCTTCGGCAACCGGGCCGTCACCCACTTCATGGGTGGCGGTGTAAAGGGTGAAGTCCGCCAGTTCGGCGATGTCAGACGTGCGCAGGCTGACGGCTTGCTGCCAGCTCACGGCCCACAGGGCCATGCCGTGGCTGTCGACCTGGCCGCTGTACAGGTTCTCGGCGGCCACGCGCTGCGGGTTCTGTGTGTTGTCCAGTTGCCAGGTATTTTTCCGGACCAGCCGCAAGAGGGCCTCGGAAAAGTCCAGGGCGGCGACATCCCGCGTGGCCTGGGGCGTGTCACGGGTGACCAGGTACGCTACCCAGCGCACCTCGGCAATGTGCGTGGGGCCATCGGCGATGGTCGGTACCGAGACGGCCGCCACCAATACCGCCGGGGCTTGCTTGCTCCAGCGCTTCAGTTCGTTCAGGTCAAACCGCCCACCGTGGGCCTCGACGGTGTAAAGGTCTGGCAGCGCGGTCTTGATGGCTTCAACGATCGCGTCCCGCGTCAGCTTGATATCACCGCTCATGCTGCCTCCAGGTGTTTGTCGAGCCAGCGATCAGCCACGGTTTCGATCTCATCCAGGTTGTCCTGGGAAAAGCCCAGATATTCACGAGCTGGAATGCCTGCAGGGCCCGGCGCCATATCAGGCGTGCCACCGTGTTGATGGATGGCGGCATAGACCAGGTTGGAGCCGATCAGGGCTTCATCGCCCTCGATTTCGCTGGTGATGCTGTCGGCCAAGTTGCCCTCGCCATCAAGCATCGAGTTATTGCCATGGCGAGTAGCTGCATAGCGCGCCGTCCAGGCTTGCCAAGGTTCACCGTCTGGCGCTTTTTCTGCCCCCGAGGTTATCCGTTCACGCGTTTGGGATTCGGCCACACCTGCCAGCTGCTGGAGCAGGGCGCGGCGGTCGAGGTTCCCCAACTTGGCAATCCGCTCCTGGAGACGGGCCACGCCGGCCAGGTCATACTGCACCCCAATGCTCATGTCAGCCTCCGATCACGGCCCCAGCGGCGGGGGCGATAGTTGATTGAAGGCTTGATGCTGACCGGGCTCTGCTCCTGGATGCCCAGGCTGACTTCGCCCTTGGCAATCCTGCGCAACAACGCAATGGCGTTGTCGTAGCGGCCGCGTCGGTGTTCGGTGGCGGTGTCCGCCTCCGGTGACAGCACATGAAAGGCGATGTCTACCGCCAGCTTGGTCAGGATGTGGGGCACCTTGGGCAGCGGCAGTTTGTACTGCTGGCCCACGTAGGTGTCGATCTCGGCATCTGCATCCAGCAGCGCCTTGTCGACAACGTCCGTATCCATCTGGCCGTCCCGGTCCCGATCGGACGCCACGAGAACGGCGTCGTTCCCGAAGCGGTCGATCAGATCTTGGAGCGTGGCGTAGACAGCCATATCAGTCTTCCTGGCCTACCGGGCGAACGGCCAGGCGCGGCTCTTCCATGATGGCCTGCAGCTGCTCTTCGGTCAGCTTGCGAACATCGATGATTTGCTCCCTCGGGCTGAACTCGAAGCCGGCACGGCGGAAGCGGGGTGTCATCGCCTTCACCGCGATGCGCTTGACCTCTTCTGCCTCTTTCGGTGCGTCCGGGTCCGGGCTTGCCTGGTTCTCCGATTGCGCTTGCGGATGCTGGGTGTCGTCATTGTCGCCCCCGTTATCCGCTGATGCGGCCTGCTCACTTCCTGCTGTGTCCTTGGCCTCGGTGTTTTCCTTCACCTCGGTGCTGCCCTTAACGTCGGCGCTGTCCTTCACCTGGTTGGTGTCCTGAGCCGCTTCTGCAGCCTGGGCCTGTGCGTTTTCCTTCTCGGGCGCCTTACCCTCGGCAGCCTTGGTGGCTGTCTTTGTGGTCTTGGCGGTCTTCGCTGTGCTGTTTTTGGCGGCAACCATGGTGCCCTCCCAATACTTGTTCGGTTTAAAAATGGCCAGGCTCAGGCCCGGCCATTTTCAGTTCACGCTACGCCCGGGCCTTAGACAGTTCCCGTAGAGCCGTAGGCCATCTGCCAGAAGCTGAAGCCAGCCGCACCGCGAGCCTCTGCGCCGTAGCGGTACTTCTTCTGCATGAACACGCTTTCGCTGTCCATGTTGGTCTGAGAGACGAACACGGGTGCCTTGCGCTGCTGGTAGATGAAAGGCTTGACGGGCTTAGTCGTGTCCAGCAGATACCAAGCTGTGTCCGAGGTCAGTCGGGACGACACCACCACCTCTGCAGAACCTTTGAACGGGTTGGGTTTACCGTCTTCGAGGCGATCCACCATCATCAGTGCCCTGGCGGTGTCTTCCAGCGCTGGGCCCACCAGCAGAATGTTGGGCTTGATGTTGAGCGGGCGCTCTTCGTCGTCCTTCATTTTGCGCAGGGCTGTGCGGGCTGCACCGAAACTCGCTTGAGCCGCTGCCAGAGTGGCGAAGCTCAGGGCGGCAGTGCCTTTATTGGACACGCTGACAGTACTGCCGTTTTTCTTTTTCACCGGATGGTCCGTGTCAAAGAACGGCTGTCCGTCGTAGCACAGCTCCACGAAGCCTGCGTTGACCAGGTCGAATACCAGCTCGTCCGGCAAATGCGCAGCGCTGTAACCTGCCATCTCCGCTTCCGGGCCGTAGATACCCAGGGTGTCGTCCTCGATGTCGTTGCGGTCCACCTCAATGGTGGCCTCAAAGTCATCGTTGATGATGGTGTAGCCCTGGCCTTTGAGCTGCTTGACAACCTTCTCGCCAACCCACTTGCGCATGGCCGGGAAACGCTCCATCCACTTGTAGCGGTTCTCGGAGGAACCGGAACTCACCATCATGGCGATCTTGTTCCATTCCGGCTCTGCGGCCTGGAGGGCGCGGTTGTACGTGGTCTTCAGGTTGAAGAACACGCCATCGAGTGCACTTTTATTAACAATCACTGATGCTCTCCTTATTCGACCCAGACGCCAGCAGACTCGACAGCCAGAACGGTACCGGACTCAGAGCGAGTGCCAGTGCCATCCGTGCCGGCGACGGTCTCGTCGTCCAGGATGTAACAGGGTTGACCGACCAGGCTCTGGTCGACGGGATCGGCGTCGGA